GCAAGTTGTGCTTGGGTGGCTGATGCACTTGCAGTTGCAGCAGCTGCTTGAGCCTGTGATGCTGTAATTTGAGCTTGTGCTAATAATTGTTGTGCGTTTGTAACTTGATTTTGTAATTCAATTGCCCTTGCATTTGCAGCTTCTAATTGTGCAGTTAAATTCTTTTGTAATTCATCAAAGGTTTGTTTCTCGGCCTGTAATCCTCTAAGTTGTGCTTCTAATGAAACCCTTTCAATACCTTCTTTAATACCCTTTGAAAGTGCATTTTGAAAATCTTGAATTAGCGAAACATATTTATTATTTGTAATTTGTGATTCGTTCTCTGCCGATGCTCTTAATAATCTTTCTACATCTATTTGAGTAGCCAATGCCTCGTTTGCAGTATTTAGAGTTTCAATCTCAGCAAGGGCATCACTTAATTGTTTACTTAAATCAGTATTTTTTCCTAATGATTCATTATATAATGTTTCTAATCTATCGTATGTTTTTTGAGGAACAACTTTTGGTTGTGGTTTAGCAGGTGCTGCTATTAATTCATCAACAACTACATTAACTGCCTTTTTTAATTGCTCTTCGTTATACTTTGGTCTTTCAACATATCCAGATGTTTCACCATCAAAATCTTCAGCAGTGGGTTTGACATAAAAAGTATGATTACCTTGTTCGTTTTGAGAGGTAATCACAGCAGAACCACTTGATATTAATTCTGAAACTCTAAATTCGTTTTGTAATGACATATCTTATTTCTCTATTGTAAACGTTAAATCTTTATCTGAAAAATATTCTATTACACCACTTCTATCTATTTTTATTTCAACATAATAACTTCTATTAGTTTCCCAATTGGTTAAATTTAATTTGAAATAACTACCACTAACATCACAACTTACTTTAGAATAATCACTAAATGGAATAATAACCTCATCAGTAATGACATCTTTAATTTGATAATATGAAGAGGTTGGTAAGTAATAAACATCATTATATGCATATGTATTTTGATATGTTTTTAATGGATATTTATCTCTACCAAATACTCCAATTTTAGGAATACTTCCTACCTTATATTTTGTTTTTAATTTTTTAAATGTTATATGAATATCATCAGATGTTAATTGAGTTAATGAACCTGTTACGAAGGATTGGTCGTCCCAACCTATTCTAACTTTTGGTTGATATATAGTATTTGTTTCTTTTGAAAAGAATTTTAATTGACCATAATCTTCCGTATTTCCTTCAATTGAAGATGAGTTATCGGTTGAACCGGAATATTTTAATATTATTCCTTGATTTACAATTAAGCCAGTTATCCATTTTTCTAACATTGGTTTAATGTTCATTTGAATATCAGTACTTTGATAATTAAATGATTGTGATGCAGCAGATGATGTATAAAATACGCCACCTTTACCATTAAACGTACCAGTTGCACCACCCAAAGTTGTTCTATATAAAGATGATGATATTTCATTTGCACCTGTCGTTGATAGCCAATCACCATTACTACTTGCCCTATAATTCCAAGTAACACCATCAGTTGATATATCATCAAAACGAGTTCCAACTCCCATATCCCAACTTTCAGAAATGGGATACGCATAGATTACATAATCTATTGGTATTTCATTTGCTTCACATTCTCTAAGAATTAATTCTGCAGAACTCATAGTAACCGCCCCACTAGCAAGAGATGCAGAAAGAGCAGTTGTTTCAAACTTTATTAGAGTATGAGCAACATCTTTTGAATTTCCATAATAAGTTTTAGAAATTTCTAATATTTCATCTAAACCAGTGTTTTGAGTTGGTTGTTGTAAATAGATTGATGCATCTTTTGATGCTGTTAAAAAAGTATACATTAAACAACCCTCCCTTTAATATCTTTTGCTGGAAACTTAACTTCAAATATTGATGGGTCTAATGATGGGTATACCATTTTACCTTTTGTTGCTTCTGCAATGTTATATGAATTACTTGAATATTGACCTAAACATTTATTTACTATTTCACATTTTGGAACGGATTGAACTCCTTCTATTCCTGCAATTAATAATTCTAATTCACTTATGTTAATTGCCATATTAAATGTCCAATCATCTATATTAAAGTAATTTGTAATTTCATCAATACATCTTACCAATACTTCTCTTTTATTATATCCACTATAAGTTCTAATTTCAAAATCAACACCAATGTTTATAATAAATCCATCCATTAAATTCACACCATCTGTCAACAAACGATATTCATTTAAATAAGTTTTAAGATTTTCTTTTAGTGCCTGATTAGTTCCAATTTGCACTAAATTCTTATTAGAATTATATCCTAAAATATATAAGTTAATTGCAAATGGATTATTCTTTTCGTTTGTATTATTTTTCTTTCCTACTAAAAATTTGTTAACCGCATCTTTAATTTCCATTTCACTCTTACCTTGTAAACTTGTTACAATACCTGTAAATTCGCTTAGGGTATCTGGATTTGCAAGAATAGATGATGGTGAGTTATTATCCAATTCTCCATCCGGTGCACAATATGCTTTAGCAATACCACCATACTTTGCAGGTAGTGATAGGGCTCTTACTTGATAATCTTTACGAGTTACTGCCCTATTTTGAGAACCAAATGTTGCCAGTGCATTTTCTCTTATTTCATCAATAGTTTCAGCACCTCTTGCCCCATTTGCTGCGGTTTCGTTTTCAACTGCGATTGAACCCTTAGCTACTCTATATGCTGCTAATTCATCTCCACTAAGTGAAATTGTATCTTCATCAAAAGAAACGTTTGTTATTCTATTTATTTCACCTTTTGGAGTATTTGCCAAAATACCACCACCTACTAAATACGAAACTGTAATAATAGTGTTAGCGGGTGCCTGACCATAACTTCTTGTCTTTAAAAAGTTTGCAGGGTCAAATGATGCACCTAAATTATCTATTGATGAATTCAATCCCAATCCTACATTTTTGAAGTTTGGTATAAGGGTTTCATCAGATGAGGTAGAATTACCACCACCAAATACAATTGTTGTAGTATTGTCTGGATTTACTTTTGTTACAAATCTTCTAGAAGTTTTTATTAATTTTAAAACGTTTGCAACTGAATCTTTAAATTGAAATAAATCCTTATCAGTTTGATTTGATACAGGATAATCAACAAATACCATCTCTTGTGCAAGATATGGAACTTCATACCATTTATTTCCGCTACTATCTCTTACATCATATATTTGAATTATATTTGTTTCTGCCAAATCTATTTTTGAAAATTCTTGTGCAGTTCCAAATGTAATATCTATTGTCTTTAATTCTGCAGATATTGCGTTAACATACTTTTTAACCAAATAAAAGGTTGGTTCGTTATCAGTATTTTTTCTATATATTGTAATTTCTCTTTCATCATCAACACTAAAATCTAATAATTCAGTTGTTCTAAATAGTGTACCGGTTGTATTTGCTTCTACTACCATACCCTCTTTAACTCTAAGAAAATAATCAGAATCGGGTCTATTATTTACACCTAAACCAGTTGCAGGAACTAATTGATAAACTGATAATCTTACTAATGCAGGCGATGTTACTTTTGGTTTGTATCCTAAATATTGTGCAAGTGCGATAACATTTTCTTTATCCTCTGCATATAACATTAAGGATTCTTTAAGAGTATCATCTATATAATAACCCAAAACATCCCCAATATACGATGCCATTTCAATGAACATCATACCCGGTGAGGTTTCGTTAAAATCTGAATATGTTTGCGGGAAATAAGTTTTTGCGTACTCAATTAAGTTTTGACGGAAACCGGCAAAATCTTTATTAAGATATTTTATATCTCTACCTTGATTACTTTTTCTTGTTATACTATTTAATGCCATTATTATTATCCCCTAACTGTAAAAGTTATTTCTTGTGTTTCAATTGTATTTCCGACCGTAAACTGAATTGTCATATGTGCAGTATGGTTATCTTTCATAGCATCAGTCATTTCTACATCAATTTGTTCAATATTAATATATGGTAACCAATAACTGACTGTTTGGGTAATTACATCTTGTAATTGTGATTCAAACGTATCATCCATTGGTTCAAACAAAAGTGATTGTAATCCCGTACCAAACTCTGGTTGCATTACTCTTTCACCCTTTGCCGTTAGTAGTAAATTTTTTAAATTTGCTTTTGCTTGTTCGAAAGATGTAAAGGCTTGTTCAAAATAACCAGTATTACCTCTTTTAATAGGTAAAGTTATTCCATACGCGTAAGAATCAAATTCTTGCGTATCCTTTACAATTTTACTACCAAGTACATAAGCCATATTATTTTTTAAACCTCTTAACTAATTCCGAATTATCTCTATTTAAAATTCTATCTAATCCTGCTAATCCAGTCGTAACACCTAATCCACCTTTTTTAATCCCACTACCTCCCATATCACCATAACCCATCTTAGAAGCCATCTGAGTTCTCATTGCTTCAATTCCACCTTGTGCTCCCCCACCATATGATATTGTTTCATCTATATCAGGTTCTGCATCCATATAATTTGGAATGTGTGAATTTGCATAACCTTCATTTATTGGTTGTTCTATTTGGTAATTATCTAAAATAGATGAACCACCTCCCACTTGTCCTGCACTTCTTTGTGCAGCAGTAAATGGTTTGGTTTGATTTAGTATTTCATTTATAGTTGAATTTCTACTCAATTGTTTTGCAGGTTGAACTTGTCTTACTTCTTCTTTAGTAGTAGTAGTTCTGTCCTTTTCTAATAATAGAGTTGCTAATTCAAATGGGTCAACTTCTTCCAATATATCCTTTTTAGGCTTTGGAGTTGCCGTTTCGTTTAATAACTTACTAACTTCCTCCTTAATCATTTTAGGAAGTTGTTTCTTAATTTCTTGTTCTACAACTAATTTAATTAGTTGTGCTAATTTTTTAGAATCCATTTTAAAAATATTTGTTAACTTACTATAAATATATGTTTTGAGTATTTTGCATTTTTATAAAGGAGTTTAACCTAATTTATCTTATGCTTTTTTATTTTTCTGAGATGCAACTGCAGCTTTACCATTTTCATTTAATCTCCACATAGCAATGGTTGTATTATCAACATGGTTTGCTTGAATGACATTTTGAGAAAAATCACTAACCCATTTCCAACCCGTCCAAACTTGAATATGACCATATAATTTACCACCTAAATACCCCATAACAACTATATCACCCACTTGCCACTGTGCAGGATTTTTAGTATAAACTGAATTTATTTTTACTTTTTCGTTGTAATAAACTTTACCACCTATGTTTCCTGCAAAAGATGCTCTACCACCACCGGTCGATGGGTCTTTGAATGAAAACCAATCTGCATTACCACTTATTTTACCTAATCCGCTTACACCTGTTAATGCAACTACGACTGATTGTGTACCTTGTGGACATAATCCATGCACACCTTTGATATAACCACTTCTTAAATTTCCATAATTAACTCTTGGATTTTTACCCAACTTAGGTGCCCATGCTCCTGCTATTTTTAATAACTCATCTAAATTTTTATACCCACTCTTTAAATCAGTATCAGGTTCAAGTGGTTTAAGAATTCCCTGGTCATAAAGTGCTTGGTCAATCTTTTCTGCTTTAGAGTTATCCAATTGAGAAACCCTTGCACTGCCACCTTCTAAATCATTTTCTACATACGGGTCTTCAAAAATCTTTTTACTAATTTTCTTAACATCTGGATTTATTATATCTTGTACTTCGGGGTCATCTTTATCCAATCCAATTTTAGACCAATCCAATTTATCATATGCGGTTTTGTTATCAGCAATTTGCTGATTAGCATCTACCGGTGGATTTGGTGGAGATGGACTTGCGGGAGGTATTGTATAACCAACGAAAGGAACTGCCCCTGGTCCTGGTGTTAGGAGTGGTGGATATAATGATGTAGTTAAAAACATTCCTTGGATTGTAGGCAAGTGAGTTTGAATCGATGCAATCAATTGGTCTAAAAATACTGCGGAATCATCAGTTGGTTTTGCCATTTTGTTTAACTATATTATAATTTTATTTTTTATCCACACAAGTAGGTGGAATTACAAATCCAGAAATAGTTGATACTCTTGGAGTTTTTACAAAACATCCACATCCATTTCTATTGAATCCGCCACCACCGGTATTTCCTTCTATTGTAGTTATCTTACCATCTTTTGATATTGCTGCTACAACTCCAATGTGATGTTCTTTACCTTCAGGCCCATATAACGCTGCAGCTCCTATTTTTGGTGTTTTAGTATATGTACCATTTTTTTTACCCCACGTAGCCCAATTCTTACACGATGCAGCACCAGGAGGAGTTTTTAACCCCGCAGATTTCCACCAAGCAGTTACTGCAGCTGCACACCAGTAATATCCCTCACCTGTTGCTCGGACCTGTTCCTGATTATCTAATCCCGCTAATTGAACCATTATATCAATACGACCAGGTTTACCCGGTGGCGTTTCTCCTCCCGCTTGATTTCCTCCATAATTCAACCCCGCACCTTTATTTGCCTTTGTACCCGTTTCTAATATACCAACATCTTTTTTAGCAAATTCAACTACCTTTAATCCAATAGGGCATGAAGTATCAATATTACCATCAATTTTAACTGGCGTTGAATTTATAGGTTCATTTGATTCTATCGAATTAGCTTGTTTTGTATCAATTTCTTTTTGTGTTTTATCAATATATTCTCTAGCACCATCACGTTGTTCTTCCGTTGCATTGGGATTATTAATTGTTTCTGATGCTCTTTTTACTTCTTCTTTTTTTACCTCAATATCTTCTTCAGATAATTCATAAGGTTCTTCAAATACTTTTCCGGGTGGTGGTACACTTTCTGCCGGAGTATCTAATAATACAGGTTCTAAACTTTGTATATCAGTTGGTTGCCAAGTTCCTGGATTCGTAATCATACTACTAACTGTCGCAATATTTACAACTGCACCTGCAGATGGTATAATGGGAGGTGGAACTGCAGACATTGTAGCACCAGTCCAATATGATATAAACGCAGGGCCCATGTTAGTAATAATAGGATGTTCACCTGATGGTTGTTGGAACGCGGTTGCAAGAATACCATTTAAGGTTGCTTCCATTAATTCAGTATTACCCTTACCAACTGTAATACTATTGACAGTATCAAATCCTCGCTTAACTGCCATATCATATTCTAATGTAAGTTTTTTTGCAAAATCACCATAGGAACTAATTCCTGCTTGGTTCTGCATATAACTCAGCATATTTTGTTTGAATATTTCTAATGACATCTTATTCAGTAAAATTTAAAGTTGATTTGAATTTTTCCAATCTACCTTTAATATCGTTAAATGTACCTCTATTTTCAGGACCAGTTGCAGTAGGACCAGAAGGGGTTTTAAATATTTGTGCATTAATGGCATCAATTAGTTCTTCTAATAATCCTTGTAAAGTTTGACCTCTTACCAATGGTTCTGCATCACTTTCAGTATTTAAATATATCTGGCCCTTACCACCTAAAATGTATGTGTTATTATCATTTGTGGTAATTCTAACATCTCCATTAAAATCTAAATCAGCACCTGCTTTACCATTATCGATTGACATTTTACCATCTGATATAAATCCGTAATTTCCTTTTGAATAGAAAATCATTTCTTTAGATTTGGCAGATAATATGATTCTATCAGAATTTACTAATAATTGGTCACTACCTTTTAATTCTGATGGATATGATTCGAAATGAGTTGGTTTAGTTTCAAAATTTGAAGAACCCCCATCATCTATAATACCTGGTTGGAAATTTAATTTATAATCACCTGATGTAATTGCAATAATTGTGCCATCTTTATTTACATCTTCTTCGGTTAACGACCCCTTTTTTAGTTTATTAAGTGATTCGCTATTTTGTCTATTTCTTAAAATAATAGTTGGTGCAAATTTTCTATCTTCCCCATCTCCATTATTATATCCACTAAAACGAATTGATTGGCCAAATCGCGATTGTATTACTTTATCACCTTCATATAATTTTAAAGGATTAACTTGTTGTTCTTTAAAGTACTTACCAATTTCAGTTTTTCTATCATCAGTACCACCGCCACCACTTGGTGTTCCCGTAGCGTTTGCAGTACTTAGTTCACTTGCACCACTCCCACCTGCCGGTTGTGTATGTGGATAGGTTTTTATATCTATATCGGTTCTTGCATTACCTATATTAATATTTCCTGAAATAGTTCTTTTATAATGTAATCTACCTGCTACATCTATAAGTTGAACCGTCTCACCTACTAATGGAATACCTTCCTCTGGATTAAATGGTGGATATGCTTTATTTTGTTTAGTAGCCGATGTTGCATCCTTTACTGGTCTTATTGCTGCAAACCCAATATTAGATGTATTTTTTTGTTCTACTTCACTAAAATCATATTTAAGTAATAATTCACTTGTATCATCTAATATGATATCTACTACAATACCTACTGTGTTATTTGCAGTTCCTGATGTAGATGTTGAGTTGGGATTAAATCCACTATTTGATATACCTAATCTACTAGTTGCCATTACTTTTTAATTTTTTGTTTTATCTCTTCTACTTCGTTTGTCAATTCATCTACTTTAGCATCTTGTTCATCTTTTACTTCTAAGACCGTTATTTCAATTTCTCGTAATAATTGTTCCTTCTCCGCATCAGATAAGAATCCAACATCTCCTTCGGATTTTGAATTTGCACTAATTATTCTTTGTGCAATTGCTGCAAGTTTTATTAGAGAATCATCATTCCTAACCGATACATCGACTAGGTCTTTTATGATTGGACCAATTACTGCCATATCACCCGCGTGACGAATAATATTTTTCATTTCTGCTATTAATTCAGAAATTCTTTTTCTTTTGTTTTGTTGGTTATCATAGATGTCTTTAAACAATCCACTTAAATCCTTGCCCGGAAATAACTCAAAATTTATACTCATATTTTTATAATTAAGTTCATTATATAAATATAAGGAATAAAAAAACCCCATTTTAGTGGGGTTTTTCTTAATTATGATTTCTTTTTATAATTTCCTTTTTTCTGCTGTTCTGATATTGTCTTTTTAGCAATTTTCTTTCGGTTCTTATCTTTTACTTCTTTTTTTGTAGTTGCCATTGCATTATTCCTTTTCTAGTTTGTTTATAATAATTTTTATTTTAGGAGTATATCCTTTAGGTAGTTTATTGATAATTCCTTTAAACGATTTGATTTTATGGTCGTAATAGTTTACCTCTAATATAGTTTCGGTTAAGTTCATTATAGTTTGAGATGATGTCCACATTTTAGGAGTATCCTTTCTCATATTCAATACACTATCTTTTTTAAAGAATTGTTTTCTTAATGCAATACCTACTTGTTTCCAATTTGTAATTTTATCAATTATCTTTTCAGCACTCAATTTTCTCATTTTAGAACTTAAATACTTTTTACCATCTGAATATCCCGTACCAACATATACGTGTCCGTGATTTGTTCTAACAACCGGACTTTCAGTATTTTGTAATTCTAATTGAGGTTTAAGGTTTGGTATATTTTCAACACTTACCATTTTTTTAGGGGTAGAAATAAATGTATGACCACTTAATCCTTTATTTTTATTTCCCTTCCATACTATTACTGCTTTGATTGCTTCTTTAAGAGTTTTCTTTGAGAATATACTTCTCATCTTAGCACCGTCTTCACCATACCCTCTCATATTTTGAACTAACTTTCCTTCTGCCTCATCGTATCCAACTAAAAGGGCTGAATTAACTACTCCTAACCCGTATTCGTTCATCCCCTCACTCCAATCAGTTACCTCATCGTGTAAATACGCAACTTCAACTCCATCTATTAATTCGTGGATTACTTCTAATTTAGGATGATATCCTCTATCACGATTCTTTGCTAAAATAAATTTATCATCTATTTCTTTAGAAACTATAATACATTCTTGTATGATATTCATTTTAAGTGTTCGTATGTGTTGGTTACAAATCTCTACAATAAATATAGTTATAAATAAAAAAAGGAGATAAACTCCTTTCTTATTAATTGTATTCTATTTTATTTTTTTCTTAACGATATAGTTGTTAAGAACCAACGTATCCATATCACAATCTAAAAATGTATCTATTGCATCTTTAGGGGTGTTTACAATGGTCTTATCTTTAACGTTGAATGATGTATTTAAAACAATTGGATACCCATTATCCTCTTCTAATTGTCTAAGCAAGGAATATACTCTACGATGTTGTTTAAAATTTAAAGTTTGTATTCTTGCAGAACCATCTATATGTGTAATAGCAGGTAGATTTTTTATATGTTCCTCTTTTACTTGAACTACCTGATTCATATAAGGAACTAATGGTTTATAATCAAAGTATTTTAATCGGTCTTCCTCTTTTACAATTGGAGCAAACGGTCTAAATCCTTCTCTTTTTTTAATTACCTTATTTACCCTTGCTTTCATTTGAGGGTCTCGCGGGTTAGCAAATATAGAACGATTACCGAGTGCTCTTGAACCAAATTCCATTCTACCCTCATACCAACCGATAACGTTACCATTTGTAATTTCTCTAGAAATAGTTGTAACAATTTGTGAATGATTTTTAAATTCATACCATACTTCATTTTCATAGTTTTTTAATTCAGTTTCAATTTCATCATTAGTATTAAACGTACCTAAATACGGATTTGTATTTGGAACTCTAACGGCGGATTCGGTATGGGTATAATAGTAATTCAGTGCACACCCAATAGCAGAACCTGCATCAGATGGAGCCGGTGGAATCCATAATTGTTTATAACCGGTATTTTTTAAAATCTTACCATTTGCAGTTCCGTTATATGCACATCCACCACTTAGACATAAATTATTTGTTGCCCTAATAGCAAACATTTTATTTAATAATCTAAAAAATAGAAATTCGTATTGATGTTGAATTGTTGCTGCTAAATCTTTATGTTCTTGTGTTAACTCATCTTCTGGTAATCTATTTGGGAGTTCAAACAACTCCGCTAATTTTTCATTAAACATTGAATTATTCGAATAATCATATGTAAAATAATTCATATTGATTTCAAACCCACCATCTTCCGTTAATTTATATAATTGTTTAAATTTATTTAAATACGTTTCTGAATTACCATATGGTGCTAATCCCATTACTTTATATTCACCTTCATTTGGTTTAAATCCTAAGAAAGCTGTCATTGCAGAATATAACATTCCTAATGAATGTGGGAATTTAATATTTTGTAATTTTGTAATATTTTTACCTTCTGCAAATGCTAAAACAGTAGTTTCCCATTCACCCACCCCATCTACTGATAATATAGTTGCTCTTTCAAATGGAGATGTATAATACGAATATGCTATATGTGATAGGTGATGGTCACCATATGCTAAAATTATATTTGGATTTGTAATCTGATATATTTTAGATTCAATTTCTTTGGCTTGTGCTTTATTTGAATCAATAATAGATTTTCGTTTAAAGAAATTAACCAATCCACCTCTTTTAGTAGATTCTTCAATTCTCTCTAATTTTAATTTAGGGTTTTCGTAAAAGGTAACAACTGATATATCATTACCTGTTATTTTATTATCCTTATACAACCAATTAATAGCATTAGTTGGAAACGTAGCATCGTGTTTTACTCCTGTAAAACGTTCTTCCTCCATTGCACCGATAACTACTCCATCTAATATTAATGCTGCTGAGGAATCGTGATAACCACATGCTATACCTAAAATATATTTTTTATTCATCATCGATATCGTCTTCGGTTAAATCAATCTTTGAAATATCAACCCAAAATGGTTCACTCTTAACTGTGAAATCACCAGTTTCTAAGTAATCATTTAACATTTTTTTCTGATGTTGTTTCATTACATTTACAACCTTTGTAATATAATGAGTCTTACAATCTGTCATTTCTCTTATAAGTAGATATAAATGTTTCTTATTAAAATTTTCTATGAACTCACTTCTACGGAATAATTCTAATACTGCATCTGCAATTTGTATATCTCTTTTCTTATTAAAAATAGTAGTAAGATGCTTATCCCAATACAATAACATTAGGTCTTTAAATTCTCTAAATTCACTGCCTTCCTCCACTTCATAAAAATCATTCTCAGGATTCCAACTTTCTGGCATATCGGATATTAATGCATTTTGTTTCCAACGTTTGTAGTTACCATTATTCTTTAAAATCAAATGATTCTTTGCAATAATAGTAAAATATGAAAACGCCCTTCCTTTACCTTCTTGAAACATATGCATTTTCTCTACCAATGTAGATACAACTTCCGTTTGAATATCTTTTTTAGGAACATCAAAATAAGAAAATTTAAAAGTGTTAATTACGTTTTCTGCTAATTTCTCAAAAGGTGCTTTAATCTTTTCTTCGTAAATTTTACTACGTTTTACTGAGTCTTTTGTTTTGTTATACTCTACAATTGCATCTTGTGCAGGTGTGCCGAAATATATTTTTGATTTTGGTTTTCTTTGTTTTGCCATTTTGGTAATTATAATATTTCGTTTAGGTTTTCAACAATTGTTTTTAATTCAGTAAAAGTAGCTCCAACTTCATCATCAGATTCAAATGAACCACGTGAATCTACGTTCCTTAAATTTTCTAATGCGTTAGATACTTTAAATTTAACTTCTAATGTAGTTTCTACAAGAGTGTCTTCCAATTCCTCGTTTTGTTTCAGTAAATTGAATATACCAATAGTAAATGTTATATTTAACACTACTGAAATCAGTAAAATGATGTAAATGTATGTCATAGTTTGTTTTTATGCTTCACCCATTGGTCCATAATATATTCCTAATTTAGAATCATCATCGGATGTTTGGGTATTTGCTTTTTTTATATTGTTTTCTAATTGTTTTACTTTTAATTGAACTTTTTCATACCATTCTTTTTCTAAAATTATACCTTTATCTATTAAAAGATTTACAAGGGTATCTATTACAATACTATGGTTTAAAGTGTGTTGTTCTATCTGTTGAAGAATCAATTTCTTCTGCTCCTTTTTTGTTAATTTCATTTATTAAATCTTTTATAGTAAAATTATTTGTTTCATCTAAATTACCAAACGCTTTTTTAATTGATTCTTCATGATAACCCAATGCTGCAGCTAATCTTGCACATATAGTTTTAAATTCAAAAATATTCAATTCATCTGGTATTGTAAATTCTATTTCGGATGCTTCTCTTGCATGTTCAATGTAATCATCATCGGTGTACTTAAATATTAGTTTGGCCATATTGTTGTTTTTTTAGTTTCTATTTATTTTTTTTGTAATATCTCTTGTATAATTGTTATCGTGAAAAAATCCATCAAATAATGATTTGTTTTTTATATATCCATCCGTACACATTAAATCAAACATATAATCTGCATTTGTTTTAGATACGATTTCATTTGAATTAAACATCTCTAATATAAACTTTTTAATTCCATTTACTATTTCAATTTTATTATTAAAATATTTTTGGTTTTCGCTGGGTTGTTCATTTATAAATTCTCCATTTACAATATCAATATAAGTACCAACTTTATCAGTTAAAACTGATTCTAAAAATATTATATTATCTTTTAATTTATGGGTATAAAAATCATAAAACCCCTTAACATCATCTAATAGTGGATTTCCTTTATAAGTAATATATCGACCCTTAAATTTTAATCCGTAGGTTTTTTCTATATTATATTGAGTAGTTCCTTGATAGCCAGTATCAACCATTAATATATTTTTAGAATTTCCTATAACTTCAATTATATATTTTTGATACTCATCTCGTGTTATTTTAGATTTTTCTATTATTTCTTTTAAATACAAATCTAAATTTGGTATTTTTTTATTACTATCTATCATCACATCATTTTCAATAATTGGAGTTATACCAAACCTATCTTTTAATAAATTGGATAATTTTCCATTATATCTATGCAACTCAAATGTTCTAAAAATATCTGCAGTGTTATTAATTGAAACTATTGTTGATAATGTGCGAGATGTTTTAAAATATACTGATGGTGGTAAACTATATTTCTCTTTAAACAATTCATAGATTTCTTGTAAGAACAATCCTTCTCTTGAGTTAAAAAGAATTTTATCACAATCTCCTATTTCGGTTTTTAACCAATCAAAGTAATTAAATATAAGTGGGCCAAAATAGGTATATCCTAATTCTTCTAATGATTTTGTATGATTATCAACATGTGTCATTATATTACAAACACTTTAAAAGAAGTTATTCCTAAATCAACCCAAACATCTATTACTCTCTGGTCATCATCATATGCACAAAATACATTTTCTTTTATTTCAGTTTCATATATTTTTTTTTTAAAGATGGGTGCTTTTAAAAAATTATTTTCCCAACTTCTCATATATAAATTATCGTATGGGATATTGTATTTTTGTAACCATTCTTTAGTAACCTTTCTTGTAGATTCTGGTCTACCTGTTAATATGATAACCTCAAACCCATTTTGTTTATAATTCTTCGCCAATTCAATCATTGGTAGATTTGGTTTGTCTTTTATAAGATTTTCAGATGAATGCACAATATCCCAATCCAATTTTCCGTTTTCTTTTTCTGCTAATTTAAATCTATCATTAGCTATTGACAATGTATTATCTATATCAATTATTATTTTCATAATTCTCTTAATCCTTGTTTTTCATAACTTACTGGCACTTTAATTCCCGTGTTACATCCATTACAATTATCACAAAATGTAATATATCCTAAATCAGTATAACCTAAATCAAATTTAATTAAATCTTCATTTGATATGTTATTTAAACTAACATAATCATTATCACTTAGAGGAAATAGGTTGGTTCTAACTGCTGAAGTATTAAGGTGACAATAGTAAAACTTACCATCATTCAATCCTCTAAATGGTGCTGTGCAACTATCAAAGTGTTTAATTAATTTATCTATTTCTAAATTCTTTTTAACTCTTAAATCTCCAAAATCATACCACTCTATTTCATTTCTAACATAATGTTTAATTCCATAGTTTTTATATTCTTCAATAGTACGCATAACTTTATTTTTAAGTTTAGGTAATTTATCCGAATAATCACTTATACTTAAAATAACATCACTATCTTTTAATAATTCAAGAATACTTTCTTTTGGAGTAACTGTACCATTAGTAGTGATTATAAGTTTATCTAATTTATCTATATGGTTTACTAAAATATGTTGGATTATATTTTCAATATCTGGATGTAGAAATGGTTCTCCACCAACTAAATGAAACACACTTACAAAGTCTACAACTTTAAAATATGAATCTATATCGGTTATAATAGTTGATAAATTTCTATGATTCGGATTATCGTAATGTGGTATAAACATATTACAATGCGAACACGCTAAATTACACCTTTCAGTTACTAATACATCTGTTTGAAATATATGAACTAACTTCTTATACATCAATGGCCAGATTCCTGCTATATGTTTATATGTAGTGTAGGTTGTATTATGTTCATCCAAATATTTTATATAACGTTGTCTATATTCATCCGTTGTAATGATAACTTTCTCATTACCATTAAACTCATCTATATGAATTAATTTTATATTCTTTCTATCACTCTTATATTGTTTGGCTTCACGATAATAAGAACTAATTTCATTCAAATTATTTATAATCGTACTACTTTTTACATCGTGGTCAACAATATATTTTATTTTTAATCTACCACTTCCAAGCAAAAAATCCATACTCCTAATAAATTGGACACATTCTTTACTTGCACCAAATAAAACATATTCGGTTTCAACATCCCAATCAGATATAAATTGTTTGAAATTATGTAAGTGTGGATTATAAATCATATTTTACTTATAAGATTTTTCCTCCTTGTTCAATTAAACTTTGTGCTTTTTTATACTTTACAAATTCAGTAGTACCATCTTTTAATTGTACCATTACCATCTCATTTCTACCATAAGTTTTTGGTGCAATATAAGTTGTTGAATATCTACGATTTGGATTTGTAATTAGAATTCCATTTAAATGGTCAATTTCATGTTGTGCAACAACACATTCCATTAATCCTAAATCATTAAAAAATTCTTCGGAATCTTTCCAATCTCCCAATTCATTATCGGGTGAAAATACAACCGTCCCTAAATTATCACATTCGACCGTAATCTTCTTTGCACGAATAGTTTTAACGGGACTCTTCATTGTTTTATCAATTGATAAACATTGTTCTACATACGCAACTGAGTCCTGTGAATATTCTACAATCTTTGGATTGATTAATACTAATGGGTCTTTTACATTAATTATACATGCTCTCACATCTAATCCTAATTGATTAGCGGATAAACCAATACCACCGAATTTAACTAACCCACTTGCTAATATTGTAGAAATTGATTCTATATCAGCAGGTGTAAACTTAGTTTCAGCGATTGTTTTTGATAATTTTAATTTGTCTTTTACTATGTTCATTTCGTTTATTTTTTTAATGGATGATATGGGTCTATATAATTTGGTTTAAAATATTCATCAGTATATTCTAACTCATCTGGAAATATAGATAATTGCTTGCCATATGTTTTTTTAGGTTCTACTAATTTGTTTACTAATTTTCTAACTTTCTCACCCAATTCATAATTGTTTGGGGTTTCGTTTATTAAAGAAATTGGAATTTCAATTGTTAATTTATTCATACTATTTATTTTAAAATATTATCTTACAAAGATACAACATTTTTTTGATAAAACCAAATATTTTTCATTATTTGAATTTAGATAATGTTTTTTCATTATTTTTTGTCTTTGTTTTCTTTGCTGCTTTGGTTTGAGCTTCTAATAATTTCATTCGTTGTGTCCAAGCAGGTTTGTATTTAAATTCAACTGATATTGGACCGTTAGCAAATTTAGTTTTATCATATTTCCAAATAGAAATACATTCATCATCTTCATAGACGTGTTCAAATTTTAATGGTTTATCTTTTACGGATGGTTCTGGTTTCTTTGCCATATAGTAAATTTAAAATGAAAAAAATTGATTTACCTTTTCGGTATCTACTCTATTTCCTAATCGGAGTTCTCCAATTGGTTTTAATAATTCTTCATACCCAACAATACTCTCACCTGTATACTCGTGACAATATGATGCTCTTTGTTTTATTGTTTTATATACATCTGAATGGTCATTATTATTAATTCTAACCTTTCCATTGAATAAGGTTGGTTTCCAATTATCAGTATGATGGTTTCTATAAATTCCTAATGCAGGATTAATAGTTTTGGTATAAAATTTACCACCAATGCTTTTTAATATACCACCACAAAATTCTGATATTTTACTTCCAATCCCCATACCTTGATAATCTGGGTGTACTACGATTCTACTCTCTCTAAACACTTTGAACCCACCATTCTTTCCTAAGTGTCTACCTATAACGTTTATTCCAATAGGTTTATTGTTCCACTCAAATAAAAGAAATATATAAGTGCGATTTACACTTTCAGTTAGATAATGATGTTTTTTGAAGAAGTCAAAAGTTTGAGGTTCGACCCTACTAACTTGTAAAGAGATTTCAGGTCTTCCGAGCCGAAGATAGTCAGGCCTTTCGAGCCCGCCTCCTTTTAATGGGGTATAAATCCAATCCGGCATAACCCATTCCATAATATCAAAATGACAAGATGCTAGTATAACCTTTTTCTTTTCTCTACGAATATATTTTTGTAATGCTAAACTCATTGCCTTAGCAACATCTCTATCTACTACTGATGTGTATTCGTCTACTAAAATAGTTTCACCTTCTTTTGATGATGCAACTAAATATGCAAGATACGCACGATATTGTTCTCCATTACTTAATAAACGAAATGGTCGTAACCAAGTCGGAACTGATGATAATCCAATTGATGTTAGGACTCTACATGCTTCTTCTGGTTCTAACCAATCAAAATTTGAAATAAGAGGTTTATCTACATCAAACTCAATAGTTTTAATACCTCCCAATTCTTTTAATATTGTAGATTTACCACTACCGCTTCCACCATATATCACACCTACATTCCACTCAAACGAATTAAGACAATCGATATCCATTGGTATGGTTACGCTGGTCTCTTCTCTATTTTGAATATCAAACGCATCATACACATATTCGGTGTACTTATCATTTTGTATTTTTGATGTAAGTGTAATATTCATATTAAATAAATTTATTTATTAATCCCAATAGTATATACGATAGTTTGTATCCTACAAATGCACCTATTGCTGATGGAAATGGAAATATTATAAGTTTTCCAAAATCAGTTACATATTTAGGTCTATTTACAATTCTACCCATAAAGGTATAATACGTTATGTACCCTATTAGTACTGCAATATCTGCTCGAGTTGCAATGAATACAACTAACATTGCACCTAAAAATCCAAAAATGAAATTATCTCTTACACCTTCCCATATTTCTTGAGTGGTGCAATCTTTCCATTCTTTAATTATCTTATCTATTTTAGCCCTTTGCTTTCCCATTCTATTTAATTACTTAGGGGTGCTTTAATTTTTGGATGTGATTCATAACCTATTAATTCAAAACAATCAGGTCTATAACTTTTAAGTTTTTCATCTAAAGTTTTTTCACCCAATCTTTCTTTAACCAACTGATGTTGATACCAATTCCTTTCCGTTATTTGAATTTTTGGTAAATTATATGGGGTTCTACTAATTTGTTCTTTTGCTTGTTCGATGTGGTTTTTATATAAATGAACATCTCCTAAGTTTCCAATCAATTCATCTGGCACCATATTAACTTCCTTTGCAATAATCTCCAATAGTAATCCATAAGAAGCAATATTAAATGGTAATCCTAAAAATGTATCCACACTTCTTTGATTCCACATTAAAGATATAGACCTCTTTGGGGTTGGTGTATAATATGAATTATCAAAATCAGGTAGTTTATTCGGGTCAAAGAATCTTTCCATTCCCGTTTCATAATTATTATTAAACCAAATATTATATCTTCTTTCGTCACTCAACTCTTTCGTATAAATTTGAAATCCGTAATGACAAGGTGGTAGTACCATTTGGTCTAACTCACCCACATTCCAAGCAGATACCATCAATCTTCTACTATCAGGATTTGTTTTGAGTTCGTTGATTAGGTTTTGGATTTGGTCAATCGTTTCGGATTGGAGATAAAATCCATCAGTTCCATCCGTATTTCCTTCTACCCAAGTATCACCTTTCCAACTTCTCCATTGTTTTCCATAGATTGGTCCTAAATCACCCCACACATTTGCCCAAGCTTTATCTGTTTTAATTAAATTGATAAATTGTTCTTTTGTATAAGATGCTTCATGTTGTGTTTCTTCTAAATAATTTTTATAAGCATCACCATCCCAAATATGACAATCATAATCCAATAGGAATTTAATATTAGTATCTCCTCGTAAGAACCAAAGGAGTTCGGTTACAATAGAATTCCAATGCATTTTCTTAGTAGTAAGTAAAGGAAATCCTTCACTCATATTATGACGTATTTGATGACCAAATTCTGATATAGTACCAGTTCCTGTTCTATCGTTTTTCTCTACACCAAACGCAATGATATCACTAAGTAATTGTTGATACTTTTTATCTAATGTATTCATTAAGCAATTGCTTTTACTTTTGTAAAATTAAAACTTCTCCAACCTGTTTTTTCTACATCCCAAACTGTAATTAAATCTGATTCAACTATGTTTCCATTTTCATCTAACTTAACAACCTTATCAGTTTTAGGATGAAACTCTTGTGGGATTTTACTAATTAGTTTTGTACATAACATCGTCCTATCAGTACCATCTGCTTTTGTAAAGGTTACCGATACTACTTCCGTTTGTAATTTTTCTACTAATTCGTGTTTTGTGATAATTAATTCCATTTTTCGTTTATTTTTATTGTTTTTAAATCGTTCCGTTGTTTAAATTCTCTTTCGGTTTCTCTATCATAGCGTTCTTTAAATTGTGAAATTCTAACAAACTCTTCGTATGCTTCTCTATGATAATGTTTGATATGTTCTATTCCTAGTTCATATCTGAATATGGTTTCCTCATATCTTAATTCTTTATAATCGAACCCATCTCCTTGAACTTTTATTTCAAGTTGTAATGAATCAATTGTACGTTCTAATGAATCTATATTATTATAACTAATTGTAGTAATTTGCTTTTCCGATGAATTTCTACTCAATCCATATGCAATTATTATAATTGTTATTACTAATATTATAGCTAATATATTTGTAGTTCTCATATTATTTTATTTGTATATATTCTGAACGTTTATACTCTTTTTTTAGTTGGTAATCCAATTTCCAATTTTTAATAATTTCTTCTGCTTGAAATTTATTTTGAAATGGATAATCACCTGATACCCATACTTTAAAAGGCAATGTACCCATACTTGTTCTAAACCAAACTTTTTGTTGTGGTTGGTACATTCGGGTTCCATTGATAACAAAAGTTTCAATTCGATACTTTGGTTTTGCTTCTAACGTTATTACTCCCAATAACATTAGTACTATTAATAGTTTTTTCATATTAAAAGCTAAGATACGAAAAAAATCTTAGAATACCAAATTATTTCCTAAGATTTTCTAAACGAAGAATTTCATCTTTAATTTTCTGATTATATGGATTCCATTTTATATTATCCAATAACCACTTACGATAGTAGGGTGGAATGGATGCTACTGGTTTGTTTGTATACTTACCAAATGTCATATAAATCTTTTGTATCTCACCCTCTTCATTTCGTTGTTCTGATAAATTGATGCCACCCTCTAAGTGAATTCCAATTTCGTGCATTGGGATACCGGTAAGTTTCTTTTTATTTTCACCATACAATTCCCATATACCATCCTCATCTTCTTTATAGTAAAGAGATTCTACTTTACCGAACTTATCAACTGCTCCAACAAAATCCACAACTAAACAATTTTGTTTATTATCGTGAATACGAGTTCCTCTCCCCACAAACTGATACCACCACGAAATTGATGCAGTAGGTCGACCTGTGATTAAACAATCTAATTCTGGATAATCAAATCCAACGGTCAATACGTTTACCTGAACAATAACTCTAATTTTTTGATTACGAAATTCTTCAATGATTCGATTACGTTCTCCGGTTGGAGTTTCTCCATGTACTACTGCTGCAGATGGAATCTTTCCTGCTAATTGGGTTGCTTGTTCAATGGTTGGTACTGCAATTAATATTGATTTTCTATCTTGTAGTTCTCTAACTTTCTTTACAATTTTATCTTGTAGGTTTTGATTCTCATATGCACGTGCAATGGAATCATTTGTATATTCAGCACCAGATGAATTGTATACTAATGCTCCGGTATCGAAATCATACGATTGATATTCTAATGGAGTCCAAAACCCCATCTTTACAATTTCTTCAATTTGAGAAACGTGAATGATATGTTTAAAAAATGTTCCGTGTTTAGACCGATTCGTTAACATTACCAATTTAGAATATGGACCAGTCTCACCCATATTGGTTTGTAGTTTAAGTGGAGTTGCAGTTAAACCCAATACGTGAGTTGCTTTCATTCCATCTATAAATTTTCTTAGTTGACCATTCTTATCTCTTGGATATCTATCACACTCATCTATGATAACTTTGGTAATTCCTAATTCTCTGAACTTCCAAGCAATGTTTATGATAGAACCGATTGTTGCATAAGTAATATCACCAATCTCTTTCTCACCCATTGATGCAGAATAGATTGATGCTTTACCACCTAAGTTAATAAGTTTATTATAGTTCTGTTCTAATAATTCTTTTGAAGGTTGAATTACCAATACCTTTTCATTGATACCCTTTGCGATATAGGCAATAACAATTGACTTACCGAATGCAGTAGGTGCAACGATAATTGATGGTGCCATTTTTGGTGTATTAAAAAACTCAATACCAATAGCAACTGGTTCTAACTGATAATCTCTTAATTTCATCTAAAAAAATAATTCAGTCAAAATTATACCCAATAGAGTAAGGATTCCTCCAACTACTGCTATTGATGTGAAATTTTCTGAATCTTCAACCTGTTGTTTTGTTTTTCCTTGATTTTCCATATTATTTTATAAAAGGTAATATTGCTAATTCTTTTGCTTTTGCTTCAACCATAATGTCCACATCCAATTCGTATGTATTGGGGAGGGCATTAATAAGATAGGAATGTGCTTGTGGTTTTTCTTTTGGATTGTTTTCATGTAATGCTTTTGATTCTGAATAATGTACAACTGGAGTAATTCCTTCCGGCCAAGTTGTGGCTGCGAGTTTAAGTGCTTGTTCTTCGGATAAATCACCGGTACAAAATTGGTGGTGATGGTAATCAAATACAATAGGAATACCGATTGCATTATGGACATACATAAGGTCTTTAACCGAATACATAGATGCCTTATCATCATTCTCAATTGTTAACCGCTTACGAACCGATGGGGAGAGTCTTTTGAAGTTAGTGATGAATCTATCCAATGCAGATTTTTTATCTCCGTAAACACCATTACAATGGATATTAATTTTATTGTAAGGAGTTTTAGATAATCCCATCATATCGAATATCTTACCATGCAATTCTAAATCAGCAAGTGTTTTTAATACAACTGATTCGTTGGGTGAAACTAATACGTTGAATGGGCCGGGATGTGATGTAATACGCATATTATGGAATTTAGCAAACAAACCGGCTTTTTTTAATTCCCATTTAATCTCTTTGTAATCTTTGAGTTGTGTAATATCGATATGGTCACCCCACGGGATAAGAGCAGATGATAAACGAAATAATTTAATTCCGTTCATTCTATTCCATTCTAAAATCTTAATAATATCTTTGGAGTTAAGTAGGGCTAGTTCGGAAACATAATCCATACCTTTGGCTTGGAATGTTCGGTTAACCATACTTCGGTTAGTGGTTACTTTCTTACCCATACTCATATTAATACAAGCATATCCTAAATTCATCATTCTAATACAATTTGTTGTTATACAAATATACGAAATATATCTGATAATACCAAATTATTTATCATATAATTTATTTATTATATGGGTTGAACTAAAGCCCTCCATTTTAGGGAAATATATGATTTCACCCACATATTCACTTCCTATGATTCGTTTACCCCTATATTCTTCACCGATAACCATAATGGTAGGTCTCATTGTTTTAAGGTGGGTTTCTAATTGTTCATCCGAATCAAATATTACAACTCTATCAACATATTTGATAGCTTCTAATAAGGTGATTCTACTTACAATATTATTTATAGGTCGTTGTTCACCCTTTAACTCTTTAACTCTCTTGTCACCATCAACTCCAACAATTAGGAAATCCCCTAACTCTGCTGCCCTCTTTAATAATTGAATGTGTCCTAAATGAACAATATCAAATGTACCATTTACCCAAACTTTTATCATAACAAATCATTTGGTGTTTTTCTATAAATTCTATATGAATCCGAATCAAAGTGTTCCGTACTTACCTCATACACCACTCCTTTTTCTTGTAAAGAAGTAAGTTGATGTGGTGTACCCTTTTCAATATAAACTGAATCCCCTTCGTTTAGGATTTCTTTTTTTATTATACCAATTTTTGTATCAATCCATTTGAATTCAAACTGACCATCTTGAATATACCAAGTTTCATTTTTAAGCATATGATAATGCATTGAAAACTTATCACCCTTCTCTGCGAAAACTAAAAGTTTACCACAGTATTGTGAATCATTATGAACCCATAGTTCATACCCCCACGACTTTTGTACTTTTGTTGGTCTTGTTATTATCATACTGCGAAAGATTCTCCACATCCACATGTGCGGGATGCATTTGGGTTTATAAATTCAAATCCCTTACCATTCAATCCATCTGAGAAATTTAATTCTGTTCCGAAAAGATATAATAATGATTTGTTGTCTACTAAAATTTTTACTCCTTTATCTTCGGCAAGAGTATCTCCTACCTGTTGGTCAGTATCAAATGAAAGGTCATATGACAATCCACTACATCCACCACCTTTAATGGAAACTCTAACGAATGGAGTTTTAAATCCACTTTCTTCGATAAGTGAACTTAGTTTTTTAGCTGCCGTTTCTGATACTGTTACCATTGTTAATAAGTTTTAGTTTCAAAATCGGTTGGATATTGAGATGGTTTTATATATTTAATCCAATAGTTAACCGCGTTCTGGTCATTTATCCATTTTGATTTATCACTCCAATCAAACCCTGATAACGCGTAATAGGGTTTATAATCTCTAATTATTTGAGCCCTATTTGGATGTGCAGTTACTTCATCTATCAACCCGTCACCATCAGTATCATATCCATCAATAGAACCATCTCTATCGTAATCAATAGGTCGGACCGTATAATCTGGCTGGAGATTTAATAAATCTTCATCTGGAGTATCAAATGGTGGGTCGTATAATCCTAACTCTTGGTCATCTTCCATCATCTTAGTTAGTAAAGCGTGTCTTTCTTCTTGAGTTGGAGATTTTTTTCCACTATCTTCGTATATTTGATAATTTTTTTCCACTAATGGGTCATTCTCACCATACATATTTTTCTTACCAATCAATCCATTGAATGCAATGATAAGTGCAACTGCAAGGGGGTCAAACACAAATACTATAATGAATATAAAAAATTTAACAACGGAGTTAAGCGGTACGTTAAACGCTTCTGCTACAAAACGAAATCCACCAACTTCCTTTTCTAATTCTATATTGTTATTTTTAATTACGTTTATAGAATCTAATGCTGCGTTATTTTTAATAGTTAATTCATCTATTCGATTTGATATGGAACTGATTTCTTTATCTGCAGATTTAATCATCTGAGATACTCTTGATGTAGATTTATCTTTATCAATTTGTTTAGATAAATTACTCTCTTGAGAATTACGAATATTTTGTTGGTTAGTTAACTGAGTAGTGTATCTGGTTATCTCTGCATCATTCTTAGTGATTTGAGTTTGATAAACTGCAATATCCCTATCTACTTTTTGTAATCCTAAATTTTGTTGTTGGAATGCATTAGAAAGATATCCAAAAATACCGGCAGAGGTAATCAACATAAGAATACCCACTGCACTTGTTAGATACCATTTGTTAAACCCACCGATATCATCCCACTTTTGTTTTAGATAAGTGGCTACAACTAATTTAGCAAATTCTAATGAACCTGCCATTACCATTACTGAAAGTGAAGCTCCGGCAAATAGAACACCTAATCCCGTTACCGAAAAGTACGCAGCACATCCAGCAACGATTACTGCTGATAATCCGACCAAATACTTTAACCAATTCATTTTACGATAAATCTACGATGTTTGTTGTTAGTTCTACTAGTTTTTCAATTTCATTTGATAACTTAATGGCTTCTGCTTGATTAGCAGGACGTTCGCCCTTTAACATTTCTGCGATAACTTTAGCTCTTTTAGTAATTGCTTCTAAATTTTCCTGAGCTCTCATTTTGTATTCTGATTTCATAATTTGTATTTAAATGTACACCTATAAATATGTCTGATATGAAAAAGAGGTAATTTATATATTTATATATTACCAAATTGGTTATATTAGGGTTTTTGAAAATGGAACGTTATTATTTTCATTTTTAATAAATTCTGAATAAGGTTTCCAATCTATTCCCATTTGGACGTATTGTAATTCAGAATTACACCTATTTGTAATATCAACCTTACTTATATCTATCGTTTTAGCATATTCCCCAGTCATCCACCAAAAATTACCAGAATACATTATATTTGTAGGATTGATTACTGTTTCTAATAAAACACCATAGGTATTAAACGTACTACTATTTAAAACATTAAATACATTATCAATATATTGAATATTGTATAATTGCATCACATTTCTCCATCGGATAGATTCGGAATCGGTTTGTTTAGTTGCCCCCTTTGTGTGTAGGTAAAAAATATAATCATTATCATTAAATAATGGTTTATCTCTTTCTATTAAATTTAAAGTTACAAACTCATTACCCATTAATTTAGTATCGCCAATTATAATTCTTGAATTGTACTCATAAATTAATTTAATTATATCATCTAATGAGTTGTTATTTTCTGATATTGAAATACCAATAGTTAATGAGTATGGTTGATTAATATATTTTTTTATTAATGTCAGTTGTTCATTTATTATAGATTCAATGTCATCTATAAGGTATATGTGGTAATATATTCGTATCATATTAATGATTTATAATAATTTATTTTCATATTTCTTTAATGTAAAGATATTTGGGTATTTAATTGACACCCAATCAAATAATTTATTACTGTATTGATTATTATGTAATTTACCTGGATGTGAACCATCCGCACCAAAATCTATAAAGGGCGTATATGATATAATAAATTTATTATTATCAATATAATCAGTATCTACACTATTCCATATAAATGGAATTTTTTTATTTTCTAAATAATTTGTTATCAATAAATGATTTTTATACCAATTTATATAATCATCACTATCGTTTTGTAATCCCTCTTTTAGTTTTTGTATGGTCTTTCCTTCTTCAGTTTCTTCTAAGTATCCCCAACTTTGAGTGGGAATGTATGGTTCTATTTGTTCAGATTGTGTATATATTTCTCTTCGATGATTAAATGTATATAAAATTAAAACTAAATCTGGTTTGATTTCATCACAATATGAAATCAAACATCTTGAAATATAATCATTACTTCTTCCACTTACTCCAAAATTTAAATTAACACTATTTGGTATATGTGAACAAAATTGTGCGGGCCAAGTTTCATTATTATTTACACCAACCCCTTCCGTTAAAGAACATCCGATAGACATAACCTTTAATCCTTTTTTATGTATCGAATCCCCCCTAAATCCTAATTCATTATAACCATAAGTACATAATCCCGTATTATCACTTCCACATGTTTTATATGTTTTATTTATTCTTCCTTTTAATGAATATTTGTAAGATGCAATCTCAAACCCTTCCGAATTCCAATATTGTAATGGTTTCATATTAATTTATTTTATCTAATTCTGTTGATAAATTGATTATGTAAGTGCATTCCTCTTTACTAAATAATATTTTTTCTCTTAAAATCATGTGTTAAAGTATATGTGTCTTTTCTATATTTTTTATCATAATCAAGTATATCCAAATGGGTTGGGTTTTCAATATTTAAATATCTAATCACCCTATTAATATCTGTTTTATTAATATATACATTTTCATATGTTATTTGAAATAAATTTTTATTTTTTAAACGGGTTTTTAAATGTTTATATTTATAACTCGTTTCTATTATTTTATTTTTATTATCGTTAATCCACTCATTTGTTATTTCATATGGCTCGTGCCATTTACTTTTATTATCCGCATTAAGAAAACTTATTGCTGTATCAATGCTATTTTCCCTTCTTAAACAAATAACCTTATCAAATTTATTAATATCATTATCTGATGGCCAATATGCTTCTATAACTATTTTTCTAATTATTTTATTTTTTTTAAATATAGAATCAAATGTGTTTTTGTCATATGGGGTTTCATCTAATTCAAAATTCAATTCTTTAGATATCCATTTACATAATGTAGTAGAACCACATCGTGTATGAGATAAAATTAAAATCTTCATTACATTAAAGTTTTTTTTGTAGTATCAATGAACTCATATAAATTATGAAAAAGGTATCCGTTTTTCCATATCTTATTAAGTTCTTTTTTAAATAACTGATGTTCTGGGTGTTCCATATTCCACACTTGTTTTAATTTAAATTCACCCTCCGAAAATGTACCCCAATTAGTTATTTTACCAAAGAATACGTTTACTTTTTTACCAAAAATAGAATACATTAGGTTATAAAACGTTTCCATTTCCATATAGTTACTATCTTGTACAACAAATGATGTTTTAACTGATATTGGTAGGGTGCTTATAAATTTAAGATTATTTAATAAAGTTTCCCAATTTCCACCTATTCTAGTTTTATTTTCATAAGTATCACGCGTTCCTGCATCTATTGATATTTCACAAGTATGTACAAATTTATGAATGTTTGACATACTATCCCACATCTCTTTATTCCACATTGATGCGTTAGTATGAAGATGTATGGATTTTAAATTAGGATATTTTTTAGGATTAAAATTTCTTAAATAATTTCTAAACCCAACAGATACAAATGGGTCACCGGAGCCGGTAATGTATAATGTTTTTACATGCTGTGAATAATAGTTATCAATATCTTCAATTGTTTTTTCAACTCGTTTTATACCTTGACTATTTTCTACAATTAAATCTACTCTACAAGAAGGACATTTATAATTACACGTCCTATCAAAATTCATTACCACATTATCGGGTGTGTTATTTTTTATAATAGGACTATTAATATTTGAATCAGATTTTAAAATAATAGGTCCTGATGTTGCTCCGTAGTTTACTAATTTACTTAAATAGGGACAAAGTTCTTTACTACAATATTTAAATGAACCATCTAATATAGAATTTCTAATGTCGATAATTGGTTCACTATTCCATATATCTTTTAATGGAATTTCACCAATTTCTACTTTATTTGGTAACCACGATGGACAACAAACAAAACAAACATTATTATGTATTTCTAATGAATTAAAGGGAACACTACAAAAATAATTTTTTAAATTTATTTTAGATTTCATTTCATAACAATTTAACTAATGAAACCAAATACTTAGTAGATATTATTCTCCTAAATGTTTAACTTTAATTGCAGATACAACCGCTTCAAATGCTGCAGCTATTTTTGTTTTTAAGTCATTAGATATCGGACCAGTAACCACTTTAACTAATTGTGCAGGTCTTGCTACTTTTATTTTTTCTACTTTTGCCATGATTTTATTTTTATTTGAATTATTTATACTTTGGGATTAGAACTATATTACCTATATAACTTATTTCTGACCTAAACAGGTTGGGCAATAGGATTGATAACAATAATTACCACAATAACTCCAACTACACCAACAAGCATTATGCATTACAGCAAAATCACTATCTCCCACATCCACTAAAAATAAATCGGATGGTGCAAAATCTAAAGTATATATTGTTTTACTTTCATATATCATCTCTAAATTAGAAATTTCTATTGCCCTTAATTCAGTTGTATTTGAATCAGTTACAACTATTTTATCACCAATATAACATTTATTTATTACCTCCCATCTGGTTTCGGTCGAGTCTTTTTCCTCAATAAAAAAAGTAGAATTTGGGGCTTCTGTCCAAGTTCGTCCATCTACTAACGTAACATTTACCATCACCATTTCTACTGATGCTGATACCATACCTATTAATTCAGATTGTATTGGTGTTAACGTATTATTTAATTGTGATAGTGTACCAGTCCATCCAAATGTGGCAATATTATTTGTAAATGTGGCCGCTTCGTTTTCATTTGTATCGGTAAAGTTAATAGAACGAATATAATCACCTAATTGAATAATATCAACATCTACTAAAGTACCATCATATTTTAAAATATTTGAATCGTCATCTGTATGGTAGTCGTTTCCTTCTACTCGATTCCTAATAGATTTTGTAATATATTTATGTCTAGTTTTTTGATTAAACTTTCTAGTATCAGAAATAAATTCATCCTCACTAAATATAAGTGGTAATCTAGTAGAATGAGTATATCCACCCATATTAATAATATCTAAATCAGAGCCGTAAATAATATCAATACTCCTTATTGTTGAATACCTACCATCTACTACATTATCTTCAGAATATATAAATTCTTGAACTAAATACCCGTCTTCAACGGAATCAATAACTTCAGATAATTGGATTGAATCAGAAACATTATATATTGCAGGATATACCATAACATCATACAAAGCCTGATTTGATTTTACTACAAGATTTGGTTTTGTCGTGGTGTAATCTACGTCATCTAAGGTATTTAAATTTAATTCTTCAGATGTAAAATATGTTTTTGGAATATATGCAGACCCACTCATTAAGTTAAAAAACTCAAATTTATTAGCACAATATAAATCATCTACTAATGCGGTCGTATCAAACGCTTGTCTTAAAATAAATTTATAAGATGCATCTTCTATATATGGGACAGTAACCGAATTAGTTGGTACAATATGTTCGTTAAAAGTTATATTGTTTTCTAAACATTTAGTTTGTAATATATTACGAAATATGTGCGGCTCATCTGAAGGTGTAAACGCCTTCCCTTCAGTCCATATATAATGAAATTCAGTAATATTATTACTGGTTAATACATTAAATAACACTGTATAATCTAATAAGTTTGCACCGGCATTAGAGATACATGTATTAGTGTTTATTTCTATAATTTTAACTGAACCATTTTGTTGTAGCAAATCACTACCAATTATTGTTGCTTTCATAATTTTTATTCTATTTATGTATAAATATGTGAATTACTAATTTTAATTAAAATATTACATTAAGGTTTTGTTTACTTTATCTTCTTTTGGTTCTATATACCCAAAATCGGTATTTTCCCATTTTTTTGCTGGGCAGGCGTTGTAGTTTGTTGAGAACACTTTCTTATTCAAAGGGCACCCACATTTTCCACAAAGGGCACTCCATTTTAACCCTTTTATTGTTTCTTTTCTAAATTCACACCCCAAACATACTTCGAGTCTTAATTTAGCTAACTCCTCTTGTTTTGGTGTTGGATTATATGAAATTATCCAAGCATCAAATATTTCTTTATAATTAATAGTAGGTATTTTAATCATCTTATATTAGTGTCATTTTTGTTTCAAATAATTTATTGTGTAGGAATCCAACTAGTGTAAATCGTGCACCAATACAATTTTCTACTTTATGTGATTCTTCTTTAGTAAAATATACAATAGTTCCTATTTTGGGGGTTATAGATATTTCATCAAAGATTAATTTGCCTCCGGTATAATTATTGTTTAAAAAAATAACAAAAGAGTAGTTATTTTTATGTGCATGTTTAGTTTTTACTTGTACGATACTTTCGTCTGTGCGTTGTATCCTAAGTTTTTTAAAATCACACCTTTCAAATTTGGGAATAATATCTATAACTTTTTTTAAATATGGAATTAAATCAACACCAAAAAAGTGATAGATATTATCATTTACATTCATAACATTTATATCGTCCCATAAATTAATAACAGAATCACATTGTTGTGGTGTTATGTAGTTATCAATAATTTTAATCATTTTATATTAGTGTCTTATTAGTTTTTGGTATATCATAGAAATCATAAATACTATTGTACCTTTCTTTGAAATTTTGATTTAGTTTTAGAGAACACTCCATATGTTGGCTAGAATTAACTTGTTTTAGGTTAAATTCTTTTCCAATTTTATTTGAGACCCATTTTTCCATAAGATTTAATTCTTTAATATCAAACCAAATAATATCCTTGTCGTGATTGTGCCAATATGATGATGGGGTTATTAATATATTAATTACGTTAACTATATATTCTTCGGAATATAAGTCCATAAGTTTAGATGGTCTAGCAGGATTTTTAATAAATTCGTTTTTTAATAAAAAATCGTTTATTATGTTAAGTCTATTCTCATTAGAGTATAAATCTTCTGTTTTAAAAAAAAATAATTCATCTAAACTTATATTTTTAAAAAAATCATAAACCTTGCGTGCGTTAGCCCTTTTCAAATCAAAAAGAATATGTTTATATAATGAATAAAAAGTATCGTGTCTATCCCTTTTAACAGCAATTACGGGATATTGAAATCCAAACTTTTCTCTAAGCAATTGTAACTCCTCATGTCCATGTGTAATTAACTGCATTATATGTTTTTCATCTATATTTTCAAAATTAATTTTAGAATTTATTTTTCCCCATTCTGAATTTATACTTTTTATTTCTAAATCGTGTAATATACAAGAATAATGAAATGAGGTTGACCCACATCTTGGTAAATTTACATATATAAACTTATTATCTACTAACATTATATTAACGATTTTTCCTTCTTAATAAAATCAAATCCAACATTTCCCGCTATAACGATTCTATCAATTGTTGAATTAGGTGCGTTATTAGGTGCGTGAGGCATATCCGCCTCCATAATAATCAAATCATCTTCTTCAGGTCGAATCCAATATTCGTTTTTATTTTTACCTCTGAAATATAAAACGCCATCTTCCCCATCCATAACATCTGGCATTTGTATGTAGTAAACCCAAGTATAGTGAGGAACAAATTGTTTATTACCTTTACTTATATCGGTATGGATATGGTATTTATCAATACCTTTTAGTTCTTCGTGTTTGAATTGAATTTGAATTGGATTAATAGAACGTACCATATTAACCCACGTCTCCATATTAATTTTATTATGAGTTATATTTTTTTCTTTATAAATTTCTTTACATTTATCAATACCAATTTGAATTATTTCATCTAACTTCGTTTTTATATCAATACTACCATCAAAGTTAATATTTTTATTCCATTCCATTGTGTATCCAAATCCATCAGTTCTATTTTTAGTTGCAGATTCTATTACTAATTTAGTCTCATCTAATAAAATAGATTTATCCAATAATCTATTTAATTTGGTTTTCCAAATATATGTGGTTTCATCAAAATATATTTTTTCCATACTTTAAATTATACTTTTAGTTTGATTATCTATAAACCCAAAAAAAGCCACCAAACTATATCTTACTCCATTAGTAATAGGCAGGACTCTATGTTGTAACTGATTATTCATAATAACTACTAAATTTTTTTGTGGAATAATTTTTAATTTATTATTGGTATCATTAATATATTCTAACTCCCCTCCAATATAATCATCATTTAAATATAATATTAATGAACACGGCGATATATCTTTATGAAAATTATCATTTTTATTAGAGTTACTATCAATTTTATTAATCCACATTGATTTTAATTCTAAATTAGTGTATAATTTAGTTTTAATATATGATTCTATCCCCATAACAATATTATATATTAAGGGGTCTTTTAAATCTAAAAATTGTCTAAAATAAAAATTTGTACTATTTTTTTCGTTGGTTGGTGATTCAGATAAAATAAAATTATTACATTGTTTATGTAAAAATTCCATATCAGCATCACTTATTACTTTACTATTTTTATCTACTAAAATCATACTATATTAAATTTTGTTTTTTTGAATTAGTTTTAACTAAGGATATCCAATTTACCAATGAATACCTAACTCCATTCAAAATAGGAGTTACTCTATGAAGTAATCTTGAATTAAAAATATATAATGTTCCAATTTTGTTTTCTATCGGTACAATTTCACCTTTAATATTTTTTATTTCTAATATACCTCCGTTGTATGTATCGTTTAACTGAATTACTATCGATGTAAATCTATCTCTATATATGGTATCGGTACTATCAGTATGCCAATCAAAATACTCACCTTCTTTATATTCAGTAAATTGGAAATCCCCAAATCCAGTAACTTCCATACCATTTATATTAAAAGTTTCTTTTAATCTTATTTTTAATCTTTCGTTTAAAAATCCCAAATCCGATATCCACCCAATCGATGATTTTCTAGTTGTTTTTGTAGACAAAGTATTAGAGTGACCACTATATACTTCGGCGTTTGATAATGTTAATTCTTTTTTACATTTATTTAAAATAAAATCACACTCTTCGGCCGACAGGAAATTTTTAAATATGTCTATGTTACCAACCATATATATAAATATATAAATAATAAAAAAAGGGTCACCTTTTGATGATGACCCTTATCACTTTTTTAAATTAGATTATCCAATTTTGATTTGAACTTTCTTTGGTTTTGCCTCATCCCTTTTATCGGTTGTAATAATTAATAAACCATTATCAAATTTGGCTTCTGATTTAGTTCCATCATAATCTTTGCCAAGTGCAAAAGTTAAATCAATGTCTTTAACCAATGAAGAACTACCTTCTTCTTTTTTTGATTTAATTAGAATTTGAGTATCAGTAACTTCTAATTTAATGTTCTTTGGGTTGTGACCTAAAACATTTAAAGTTAATTGGTATTTACCATCATCTAATATTTTACCATCATATCCATTGAATGAAAATACGTTACCATCATATTCATTGAATGAATAGGTTGATGTTCCGTTCCACTTTGGTAATTTGGATTCAAATAAATCTAATAAGTTTGTAATGTTTGCTGTGTACATAATTTTTTTTATTTTAGTTAAACAATACCCTAATAGTACAATTGTTATACCAATTGGAGTTTACTGACAATATGTCAGTATTTTAAAATTTTATTTGACAACTTGTCAGTTAGAATGGTTTACTATCTTCCCATTGTTTGTTCTCCTGTCGACAACTCATATGGTCAGCCCAATGTAGAATGTACGGAAGGTCGGTTTTTAACCTCATCTCGGGACGGAAACTAATAAAGTAAGGTTTAGTACCTTCGTTATATAATCCGTCTGCTAACATAATCCCAATCATCTCCTTTTCGGAATAGGTAATACCATATTGGTTAAGTAACCACAATGCCCTATGTGTTACATCCATATAATGGTTCTCACCATTAATTTTAAACAATGCACCTTGATTCTTTTTATGCCAATCAGAACCCTCCTCTACATAATGAGGTTGACCCTTCACTCCTAACTTACCCAAATCATGATGAAAGGCTGCGAAGAATAATTCCTCATCGGTAAAATCTACTTTCAATCCACCCTCCTCATAAATCTTTTTCATCTTATATGCGTTTCGGGCAACGTTCATCACGTGGTCTAAATATCCACCAACATATGCAGAGTGATAATGTTCTTTACTGCTTGCAGGGGCAAGAACTAATTCAGTTCCTAATTCCTCTTGTGAATACATAAACTTTAATTTCTCTAAACGTTCACCACTAAATACTTTACTTAATGCCTCAATGAATTTATCATAATTCTTTTGTAGGTCTTCTGCTGAATAGTTTTTCATATTTTATATTTTAATCTTCAATTTCTTGTCCTGTTAATGCTCTATATAGAATTTCTAATTGTTCTTCACTTTCACAATATCCTAACCCAACCGCATCTCCAATCTCAACTATATAACTTCCCTTTGGTAATTCCATATGTTTCCATTCATCATTTATTGATGATATTAAACAAGGTGCATCTTCAGATGGATTATCTTTTGGTAGAGGTAATAGATAATAGTACATTCCACTTGGAGCAGATTCCTCATCATCGCCTTCTTCCATCACCTCATCTATCTTTTCCCAACCCTGTCTTTCAAACGTTTCTTCGGTTATGGGTGTTTCTGGAAATTCTATTGGGGGTTGTTCTATACTCATTCTAAAACTATTTTAGTATATAAAATTATTTTTGATTCATAATGATATGTTTTTAATACTAATGTATCACCAATCATATTACCGGTTGGTGATATTATTGTATTTATTTCACCTGTCCTATCATCACTATAAGATGCTGGATTTGTGGTTGGAACTAATGCAGTTACATTTGATATTAATGCTGGTAAATTTACAATAGTATATTGACCTGTAAAATAGTTTATATATGATTTTGTTATTATTGCAATTGTATCACCTTTATTAAGATGCCAATATAAATTACTTTCCCATTCTATTTTTTCTACTGGTTTATTTGGTATTTTACCATTTAATAAAATTCTACCGGTAACTCTATATGATTGTTGCTGGGGATTTGGTATTAATTTTATATGATAGTAACCTTTTGTATCCTTTGCAACTGAACGTAATCCATCTCTTGTTAATACAGAATCTATTGATATTGTGTATTTATTAACTATTATTGGTGTGGTATTTGTTTTTGTTTGAATCTCCGGTCCCCATTTTAAAATTGGAGTGGGTATATCATCTTTACTGCAAGCAGTAAATAGTAAAGAACTTAATACTAACCATTTGATTCTCATAACAATCGTTTTAAAATACTTTCCCAATTTGGGTACTCATTCCAAGTCTCAGTTTCATACGCCCAACCAAATTTAAGTAACTCACCTTTGAACTCTCCGGCTCCATTCTTAATTCGGTCGTCAATTAGGTAATCACCAGTCAAAAGGTCTTTTCGGTGAGTAACCATCATTTTCTTATGGAAAAGGTTTCCGAAGTAATTCTCAATCCAATATCTTTTATCAGTTGAAGCATCAGGGTTTCCCCACGGGGCTGCGGTCGCGATATACATTTCATACTTTCCACTTGCTGCCAATTTCTTTACGGCCTCAATTGCTCCTTCGTATGGAGGTGGGTTTCGGAATATACCGGGTATGTGGTCAGGACATTTTTTGTATTTATCAACTAAGTGTGGGTGGAGTTCAAACCACTTATCAAACTCGGCTTTTAAATCCACTAAAACGCCATCCATGTCAATGTAAAGAATCTCTTTGTTTTTATTCATAATGTTAATTGTTGTTATTATCTCTCTTTCTTATACAATAAAGATACGAAGAATAATTGAATTTTCCAAATTTTATGTAGTTTATTTCCAAACTAATTTTAAGTATAGTGTGTAACTCATTGATTATCAATTAAAGGAGAATTTTATCCAATTCCCCCCTACCTTTTTATACCCATTTGTTTGAGAATCGTGGAAATTTTCAGCCACTATATCTAATACCTTATCCCCGTCCACATCATCTACTTTAAAGGTGCTCCAGCCGTATTTATCATATTGACCATATACACCCCCACCATCTAATGAATCGTTGAAATACGCCGGGTCTAATAAGTAACCATCGTTGGTCTTTATATATGCAATCAGTTTAGTTTGTATTTGTTCTTTATCAGTCCTAAGTTCTACCATATCTAAATCACCGTCTGAATCTAAATCTATGAATTCAAAATCAACACAAAATGGAAATTCAATATATTTTTTAAATTGTATAGTTTTAGAATTTATAAAACTCCCATTATTAAAAATAAGAGTAGTATTTCCATATATATCATTACCACCAATTATAATATCATCTTTGCCATCTTTATCTATATCTAATATTTCATATACCAAAATTGCTGATGTATAGTTATTTAATTCGATATTTGATTTTATAAAATTTCCATTACCATCACCATACCAAACAAATGTTGCAGTAACAACATCTACATTTCCATCCCCATTTAAATCGCCAGCGGCACCATTATGAAACCAATATTTATTTGGGTTTGGTATAGTGCGGTATTCAAATTTATTTGTAGGGGTTGATAAGAGTACATTAAAGTTTCCAGTATAATCACCTATAACTCGTTCATCCACTCCTAATATTACAAAATCGGGTTTGTCATCTTTATTAATATCAGTTTTTAAAACTTTATGTGCAGTACTTCCAAATGTATTACCATTAATATAGGTTGTATCTGAATAGAAGTTTTTATTATCTCCTTTATTTATATACCATCGTATTCCTTTATAGCCAGTTAACCCATTACTATATGAGGTAAGAATATCTATAAACCCATCGCCATTAATATCAGAATAGGATTGGCCTGCACCATAATCACCCTTCTCATCATTGTTTAATATTTTTTTAGCAGAATTTAATTCGATGTTATAATGCCACATAAAAAATATCCCAGATTTTTGATTAAGATATGATTGTGAATATAGGGTATCTACTTTTTTGACAACAATAGGGGGTTCTATTGGTTTTGGGTGTGGTATATCCTCTTTACTACAACTTGCTAAAAGTAGGAGGGGTAGTAGTAAAATAGGTAAGTAATGCTTCAGATTTTTCTTTTTCAAATTGGGTTTCATTTATTTTAAGGTTTAATTTTTTAGCGATTTCCATTCCACGATTCCATGCATCTAATTCATTTAAGAACTGACCCATCATAAATTCTTTTGGGTGGTCGGTATCATCAATGTTTTTATATGCATTACATCCAATATTAGTTGCCGGTTGTAGGACGTGACCACATTCATGTAATAGTGCATATAATCCATTATTATTTAAATCATAATTATGGTGTATCGATATACGACGTGTAAAGTGTCCCATAAACAAAGTGGAATCACTCAATATAACATCAACTCCTTTTGTATCAGAAATCCAATCAACTACTTTTTGAAATTGAACTGGAAACTTACGATTTTTAAATTTATATTTACCCATAGTATATTTTAATATTTTATTCCGTGTCTTTCTTCAAACTTATCTTTAACCATTTGTGCAGATTTGGTATAACCTTTATCATCTAACATTTGGTATGCTAATCTATCTGCCTCAATCTCTTCTTCTGCCGAATTATTCTTTGTTAATCCGTGTCCTAACATAAAGTGTGCAACTTCATGTGCTTCAATCCATTTTAGAATATGTTTATTTAATTTTTGTTCACCATCTATTAACATCAATTTTTCAGATATGTTAGCTGGTATCATAAACCCAAATCCATATGATTCAAATAATGGTTTAACAACTGAATAACGGAAATCATCAGAGCCAATTATATTGACAATGATATCATTACCAAATTCACTTCTAAATTGTTTCGTTTTCATAAAATAAGTTATATTCGTTTTCCTTTGCATAGGCAATAACTTCATATGGATGAGTGTGATAATCACACCCCATATTATAGTATCGTGTCATCCAAGCAGGAGATTGTAAATAATGTTGATATTCATGAATAAGGGTACGAACCAACTCTTCGATTGATTTAATATTTTTCCAATATACAATCAATTCATTTTCATCAGAACAATACTCACCGATTAAATTCGGTTCGTCTGCATCTGAGTATGGGGAATCCTCAATTGATAAGTACGGAAATGATTCTTGATATTTAGAATACCCATAGTGTTTACATATCTTATCATAGTAAACATTAACTATATTTGTAATATCTTTCTTAGTCATATAAAGCTAATATACGAACTATTATTGGTATTACCAAATATTTTTTGATGTTTTTTCGAACCAATTGATAACCAATTAGTTAGCGAGTAGGGTTACTTTTTTCCTTAAATTCTTCGTATGCATCTAATAGGGCATCTACAACTGGATGACGGTGGTTTGTAAGTAGAGTCTGAGAATCCATATCCTTAATTTTCTTTGCTGCCGTTACTAAGAATTTGAATCCACTATCCCCTCTATATTTTAAATCCACTTGTTGTGAATCGCCACACACTACCATCTTGCTCCTTAATCCCAAACGAGATGTAATCATTTCCATTTGGTCATTAGTGCAGTTTTGTGCCTCATCTACGATAATGAATGCATCTAAGAAAGTTCTACCTCTCATAAATGCAAGGGGTACTATTTCCACTTCACCGCTTTCTAATATCTTATCAATCTTTTCTTTGTTATACAATTGATAAAAGTTAGAATAGATTGGTTGCATCCACGGCTCCATCTTTTCTCTAAGGTCACCGGGTAAGAATCCAATTTCTTCTTTACTTACCGTCGGACGAGTGATGATGATTTTGTTTATGGTTTTTTTAAAAAGTAAATCTAACGCTACCTGACATGCCAAAAGGGTCTTACCACTTCCAGCTTTACCACTTAAAATGGTAATTGCATTATTTAGGATTTTATCTTTAGCTTCTTTTTGTTCTTCGTTAAGAGTTAATTGAAATTTTATTGGACTCTTAGGTCTTTGTTTTTGGTCTTTGATATTTTCTGTAATCTCTTTATGTTTTGATGATGAATTATCGGCCATAAGTTTTTTGTTATAAAAGTTAAATTAATTTTCTTACCTCTTTTTTTTTCTGAATCGGTTTTCTAAAATTTAAAATGTCTTGTTTGTATTTGACTATCTTTGCACACATTTCATATTCTTCCTTTTCTTGAAACCAATCTTTACAATGGTCTAATGCTTCAATGAAATCACTCTTAGGTACAATTGAAATTGCACTGGCGTTTGGATGAACTAATATTGCTACTTCGTTTAATCCCTTACTTGCTGCTTTATAAATGTTTGTTGAAACTTGATTCATCACTTCATACCCACGTTTTTCTAAGAAACGAGCAACCCTTACATTATTATTTGGGTCTAAATATTTTTTCCAATCAAGTGTAGTAAATGTTCTGCTTTTCATGATGAAATTATTAGATTACTATTAAATATAAGTTACTAAAACTTTTGGGCTATCGCATGTTATAGGAATCGTTACGAAATTGTATTTGTGAATTGTAACCATCGTTATAATATCCTGGCCCATAATAATCTGCTGGATAATATATTCCACCATTTTGGTATCCACTATATGAATACACTGGCCTATAATTATCATAATTATATGGGGGAGATGGAGGAGATGGAGGAGACGGTTCTGGTTCTGGTGGTGTTACAATCTTATTACTTTTACTCGAAGGTTGAGATATTTGTACTTCAATTGGTTTAAGTGTATCTGCCGTTATTTCCATTGCAAATTCCTTATCCGTAAGTGTTTGTTTTAAATAATCAGCCCACCCAAATCCAAATGCACCATTCGGGTCGTGAGTAGTTATCCAAGTACCAATACCATCAATCGGATATATGGGTTCATCAAGTGTTTTGCCAGATTCTGTATTTCTAAACGAATCAGTAAATACTACCATCCATTGGATATGTAATATCATTTCTTCAATAGTAGAAATTGTTTTACTAACTTTAGTTTCTGAATAAAGTTCTCCTATTGCTAATTTATTTATTCTATGATAATTTTTTAATTCACCATAATCTAATGGAACAATTGGAACTGTAAATTTATTAAAATATGGATTACCATCTGCCTGTGCTTTTTTTAGTAATTCTTTAAATTGATACGATGTCCATTCTTCCATAAATTCGGATTCTTCATCATAAAATTGAACAATAAAATTAAAGTCAACATATGGATATACATCGGGGTCTAAACATTGAAGTTTATCAAGTGGATATGTTTTAAAATCAAGATAATTATTTACTCTATCTTTTCCATATTTACGGACACCAAATTCCTCTTTTGAATAAAATGTTTTTATATTATTCAAATCAGTAGTTGTTTGTGCCGGATAAGTGTTTCGTAAATTTTCTAATCGAGTATATTCCATATCTATAAATATGGATAACTGAAAAATATTATTGTGGAGGGTCTTCTACTATTTCTGCTTCCTCAATTGTTCTGCAAAAGATATAGGTAGCGGTTTTTGTTCTAAAAGCAGAATCACATTCTAACCATTCCTTTATTGGGGCTACATCAGGTACACGTTCGGTTGGGTATTCTGCCACTATCTGATAGAGTTTATCATTTATTTTTTGTATTGGAAATGGTATTCCTGAGTAACGCATTATTTATTGTATTCTTTGAATCCAACAATAACAACCATTACCAACATCAATGCACCAAATATTTCTAGTAGAGATGATTGATTAGTTGGGTGGAGGTGTCCATCATATACATATACTGCTAGGGTTATCAATAGTATCGTAAGGATTCCTTTTAAGTAATTTGAAAATGATTCGTTCATAATTTATAATTTTAATGTGAATCTTCTACATTATGTTTTTCTGCAAAGATTAAATAATCTGGGTTAATAACTTTTGCAATCTTTTGTCTTTCGCCGGTTTGGTGTTTGATTACAATTCCTTCCTCTGGTACTTTTGTATTTGGAATAAAATTATTGAATGTGTATTTATCTTGCACCTCTTGTGACCATTTTCCAAAATATAATTGTTCAACATATGGTAAGTCCAAAATGTGTTTGATTAACAACTTTGAATTGATTGGGTCTAAATACTCACCATTCTCCTTTATATCGAATCCTACGAACTCAATCTCCGTCAACCCATAATCATATCCTTTTTGGATTCCAGCTCCGTAAATCTCACCATATAAGGTAATACCATCACCGATGACCACATCCATATCTACATCCTTCTTAATATAGTCCCATAATTTTTGTTTGATACCATATTTCTTATCGATTTCATACCAAACATTCGTATCATAGAATCCGTTAGAATCCGAACCTTTCTCTACATTATGCGAACCCACTACGAATTCATATTCAGTCCATTTGTTACCAAACAACTTTTTAATTCTATCTAATATAGATAATTTAGTTTTCTTAACAATACCATAACGAGCATTTGTTCCGTGAATCTTACGAGTAATTTCCACAGTGTCATCTTCAGTAAACATTCCCGGTACATTTTTTAAGTTAGGAAACTTATAGTATACATGAAAGTGTGGGTTATCTTGATAACGAATCTTTCTACCACTTGCTAATTGAACCATTTTAACTGGTGGTTCATATTTGTAAATACCTAAATAATCCATCATATCATCACCTTCACTAACGATTGGTGTTAACGTATATGGAATAATTAAAGACTCACTATAAACTCCTCTTAACTTAACAGTTCTAACCCTACCACCATTACGAAGATAATTGGTTACTCCTAATTTTTCGGATAAATCAAATGGAATTACCGCATCGGTTGTTGCACATATTACTAACTCACCAACATTATGAGCATCTTTTTTTACTATACAATTCCAACCGCCAACTACTGCTAATTCAATATTATCAGCTCCTTCGATTGGTTTGATTTCATTTATTGTTGCAACATAGCAAACTGAATTATTATTTTCCATTTTAGTCTTATTTTAATTTTATATTAAGTGAAGCATAAATTTTCCTAGCTGCAATTTCATACCAATTTGGAATACTATGTTCATGCTTCTTTTGTTCATTCTTAATTCTTTCGGTTATAATTTGTATAATCAATTCTTTTTCCATCTTATTATAACTTCACCTCAAATCTATTTTTCATTTGTTCTAACTTTTCAGCAGGAACTCCATGCTGATTTACGCCACCATGCCTATTCTCTACAATAATAGTAAATACCATATAACCATACTTTTCAGCTAACTTAAAATATTCTTCCATCTCCCACTCCTGAGTAAATGTATTTGATACTACAATCTCTGGATAGAATTGTGGATTGGCTTCGTTATCTTTCATACGAATTTCCACTTGTTCTTTACACCACTTATGTGCATCTTTTATTTTAGAACCATCAAAATTATAGTTTCCTTCTTTATCATAAAAGAATTTATCTGCTTCACAAATTGAGTAATCATTCCAAATGAATCCGGCTAATGTTGATTTACCACTTCCTGGTAATCCCCTTACTAATGTTAATACTTTTGGTATCATATATTTTATTTATAATTTTCTACAATCTCATGATGGTCTTTACTGAATAAACTCTTAACTGGTCTATCTCTCATAATCGATAATATCTCACTCATATCAATTGGGTATAAGTTATTACCTTCGCATCCTACATCCATCATCTTACCTGCTTGCAATCTCATTGATGGATTAAAGTGAACATGTCCATGTAAGTGAATTGCTCCTCTTGCCATATTATCCCAACTTGCGATTGGAAAGTGCATTAAAGCAAAACGGACTTCACCTTGTAATGGAGTTCCCACATTATACTTTACAATCAAATCCAAATATTTGTTTACCGAACTAAAAAGGGATTGCACTCCTTCTTTGTTGTTTCCAATATGATGGTCGTGATTACCCAATATTAAGTGAACGTTTTTACATATGATTTGGTCTCTGAACTTTTGTATTTGTTCAAATCCGCCAAAACTCCAATCGCCTAAATGAAATAGGATATCATCTTGTCCGACCATTTCGTTGATGTTACCAACAAGGTGGGAATTCATATGTTCTAATGATTTAAACTCCCTTATTGTTACGGGGTCTGACCATTGGGTTGTAGATGAACATATATTAGCATGGTTGTAGTGGGTATCACTTGTGAACCATAACCTTTGTCCTTTGTTTAGATTTAATTTCATAATCTTTTCTTATAACCAAATATACGAAAAAAACCTCACATTACCAAATAATTTATGAGGTTTTTTATAGTGGACCAGATAGGATTCGAACCTATGACCTCAACATTATGAGTGTTTTGCTCTAACCAACTGAGCTACAAGTCCATTATCGTTTAATCTAACGATAAAATCTGATATCGTTTCTTTCAACGATAAAAAATAAGCAGGTGTGGAATCACCTACTTATATAGTGAATGAGAAACATATGAATCTCTTGCGGCTATATCACCAAAGCCCATTAGGTGCCGGAGGAAGGATTGGTTACCTACACGATTTCCTTACGGAGTAATCAACTTTTTACAAAGTCACGTCTCAAGGTTTACTACCCAAAGGGAATGCTCTTTCCGCCACTCCGGCATATATCTTTTTTTTTGTGGAGGATATCGGAGTCGAACCGATGACCCTCTGCGTGCAAGGCAGATGCTCTAGCCAACTGAGCTAACCCCCCATAAAATTTAACGTACCAGAGGTGGGAGTCGAACCCACACGAGCGATTTATGCTCAATAGATTTTAAGTCTATCGTGTCTACCATTCCACCACTCCGGCATTTATTCTAATTATCCTAATTTAGTTTACTTAATATTACCCCATTAAGTTTAGTATGATTATCATCTGGATTTATTAATATATCGATTTTATTTTTCCATCGCGGATTCATTAAATCCCTAACGTAGTAAACTCCATTGTATTTTCCAGCATTTGACACTCTTACTTTTTCACCAAATTTAAATTTCTTTTTTATATCTCTACTTACTGCAATCACTCTATGTTTTTTAGGATTATCCTCATCTAATTCAAAGCCACTAGCCGTTTCTAACGGAGTATCATCAGTTTGTAAAGGGTCAATTGTATATGTAGTCATCGTAACAACAAATTTCTTAATTTCCTTAACAACCTCTTCCTTTACCATAGTTTCGATTTTGAATGGATTGGGTGGGGTTACATTTGATGGTAGGATTACCGCCGTAATTAATAATATCAATATTAATCTTTTCATAATTTACATTTATGGTTAATAATAACTATTACACTTTTGTGATTCGGAAAGGATTCGAACCTTTGGCCTATTCATTAGAAGTGAATTGCTCTATCCAACTGAGCTACCGAACCATTGCGGAATGTATGGGACTCGAACCCATGACCTCATCCGTGACAGGGATGCATTCTAACCAACTGAACTAACACTCCAACTGAGCCTCCTGTCGGATTCGAACCAACGACCACCTCATTACAAGTGAGGAGCTCTGGCCAACTGAGCTAAGGAGGCAATTGATAGGTGACCCTCCTATCGTGAAACTATGCATCGTTTCTTTTCTTTATAGAACTCTATTCAGAGAACTGCTGGAACATTTTTGTACTCAGTACGGGATTCGAACCCGTATTACATCCGTGAAAGGGATGTGACCTAACCCTTAGTCGAACTGAGCATTTAATTTTATAACAATGTAAAGATACGAAGAATATTCCACATATCCAAATTTAATTGTGTATTTTTACTAAGTGGTCAGCAGCATAAGTTGCTATTGGCCCTAATGATTTATATCTTACTGAATACCCCATACCTTCAACCATACCCACTGCTTGTCTAAACACTTCGTTAGATTTAAAGCGTGGGTCTGGGTTCAAGTCAATATCAATCCACTTAGGTTTTGGAATACCAGCCTCACGCAATTCTTCGGCAGTTTCAATTGCAAACCAAACTTCACTTAATAACCTAACTGAACGAACTCTTTCTCTTTCCGTTTTCCATCTCCTATACAATACGTGTGCACCCTTTCCTTTTCTATATAAGGCAACTACGATTGCATAGATAGTGTGTTTACCCGAATTTTGTGAATCACATCCAATTAGGATTTCCATATCAGTATTTTCAATCATATATTCTTTGATATATGAAATCAATTCCACTTCTTCTGCCGTATACAATTTTTTATAAACCATAGTTTTACCTTTTTGTTTGTACCCATAGAAGGACTCGAACCTTCAATTGTGTGGTGTCTAAAGCCACTGCGTATTCCAATTCCGCCATACGGGTATATTTCAGCAGAGAGTGAGGGGCTCGAACCCTCGCGGCTTTAACACCCTAACGATTTAGCAAACCGTCCCCTTCACCAACTTGGGTAACTCTCTATTGGGGTGATTAATGGGATTCGAACCCATACTATCAGTACCACAAACTGACGTGCTAACCATTAACACTATAAACACCATATGTTGCGTGTTTGAGGTTTGAACTCAATTGGTCATCCTTATGAGAGATAACTCTTTTCCACTAAGCCACGCAATGTGAGGCGGGTATTGGATTCGAACCAATGTTAAAGGTTTTGCAGACCTCCTCCTAACCACTCGAGACAACTCGCCATTATTTGTTGTTCACTTTTTTTGTTTGTTCACCGATAGTGAACACTTCAAATTTGTGAACATTGTAGTTCCATAAGGACTCGAACCCTAACTTTTTCATCCGTAGTGAAAGGTGCTATCCAATTACACCATAGAACTATTTTGCACCCCCTGAAAGATTCGAACTTTCATCTGCGGTTTTGGAGACCGATATGCTACCATTGCACCAAAGAGATGTATGTTGGTAATGCGGGAATCGAACCTGCCACCTTCTCGGTATCAGCGAGATGCTCTAACCAAATGAGCTAATTACCAATTTTCCTCACTTCTCCGGCTTATTGGACCGGATGCCATATAGGGAGTGTGAGGAAACTCCGTAGGGTAAACAGGATTCGAACCTGCGTGCTCTTCGTCCCAAACGAAGCGAGATAGACCGGACTCCTCTA